ATGCGGATTCGTTGCGTTCTTCGAAACCTTTCCGATGTGTTGTTTTGCCGAATGAAGCTTGTAATAAAGTCCCTTCGGTTGTTCTTGTGTGACTTCTTCAGTCACTTTTCTTGTTGTCGCCATAATTAAATAATTAAAATTTTACCAAATATATAAATTATTTTCATTCGTGAAACAAAAGTTAAACAATTTTTGTCAATTCCGAATTTAACACGATCCAAGTGTCACACCTGAATTGAAAATTTTCATCGAATTCACCTTTCTTTTTTAATCGTTTGATTGAATCAAATTTTTTCCTTGAAATCATTCCTTTCAACCAAGCTTTCGACAAGTCATTCTTCACGTTCACAAAGCAATAAAATTCACAGTCTTGTTTTGAATTGTAGTTCGACACATGACATGTGTGTTCTGGTTGTGGAATGGTATTCACACCTTTCGTCTTGATTTCAACCGTGTAACCTTGAATCATTAAATCGAAGTCGTGGTGTTGACAATGTTCGACGGTACATCCTTTACTCTGGTAGTAATCAAAGACCACGATTTCACCAAGCGCGCCAGTTAAATTTCCTTCACCTTTACGAATCGAATTGTTCAGTTCTTTGAACTTGTAAAGCATTTCGGCGCGAAGTATTTGACTTTGTGTTATTTCAATTTCAATCATTCCTGAACGTATTTGTCGAACCATTCCACGAACGAATCGAAATCACGCGCAATTAAGTACACACCACCAGCGCGTTCGATTGATTCTTGGTATCGCTTTTGTGCGTCGCTTTGACGGTCTTTTCCGACCTTCACTTCAATCTTGACCGAACGTCCACGAATAGTCGCTGAAATGTCAGCTGAACCCGCCGTGGTTGTTCCCTTCGTCCATGTCACACCGATGACTTTGCCGTCGGTTCGTTTGTTTTCCCTTGCGACGCCCATTGTGTTGATTCGTTCCGCTTGGTAACCGTTGTACTGAATGAACGAAGTGATTGCTTTCGTCAATCCGTTTGCGGTCTTGTCGTCCCATTTTTTTTTGACGAAGTAAGCTTCAGGGAATGAAGGATGTCTTTCAATGTCATTCGCCAGCTTCAAGGCGTCAAGACGTTCTTTGTTTTGCTTGTTCATGGCAATCCTTTGATTTCAATCCACAACGTTCCAGCAATTCCGATGACAAGACACGCAATCGCACCCCACCAACCGAATAAGTAAATCGCAATCCACCAAATGACAATAGTCAAGATCATTGCTAAAATAAGTAAGTAATTCATAAGCTATAAAATTAAAATGGACAATCGTTTTTCGGTGTAATGTTATTCGCTGGTGAACCGTCCGACAAGATAAAATAACGACCAGAATGGTTGTGTCCTTCGGTGTATTTGTACCCCTTGTGATTCGCGTATTCCTTCACCCATTTCTTAAATTTTTGCGTTGACAAGTCCTTGAATGAATTTGTTTCGGTTTGGAATTCCTGAAGCTTCGCTTGATTGTAATGGTAGATGTCAAGTTCAAGATTTCCTTCACGAACGAATTCGAAGAAATCCTTGCAAGTCGATTGAATGAATCGCTTTGTGTCGGCGTTGATTGATGTCGTCGCGGTCAATCCTTCGTTCAGGTATTTTTGTACGTTATAAATCATATAGTTGTCAAATTTTGACCAGTCAATTTTTGACCACGAATCAAACAAAAGTCGACCGTATTCCTTCAATGGCGAATGTTGTGCGTTGAAATACTGATAAAATTCAAGTTCATGTCTTCGTCGGTCGTGACTTGATCCAGCGCCAGCAATCACATAGTTCGTTGTTATGACAATCTTCGGTGACCGTTCGAATGGAATATAAATTTCGTCCTTGTTTTTTCGGTTGACCGTTATTCCTTGTGACACCACGCTGAAAAGTTGTTCAAAGTCAAAGTTTTTCTTGACGTCGTCGAACGCGAGAATTTGCGTGTCAAGGTTCACACGCTGGTAAACGAAATCGTTCTTCATTGAATTGAATTGCTTGCCGTCCACGGTCACTAAATTCCTAAAATAATTAATCGCGGTTAACATCAACGACTTTCCTGAACCTCCATTCGCGTTGTCGTCGATTTCTTGGTCATTGAAAATAATCGCTTTTTGTTCGGTCTTGTCTTTGTAGGTATGCATCAAATACCCCAGTGTCGTTTCAAGCGCAACACTTCGCGTCTGGTCTTGATTTGACACCTTGAAAATGAAATCTTGAAAGTCGTTCTTGTGGTCGTCCAGTTGAACGAAGTCCCGGTTCAAAATTTGATTTTCCCAAATGTAGCCGTTCACGTCAATGTAACTTTTCAAGGTCACGTCCTTCTTCGTGATTGTGACCACTCCGTTCTTGAATGGAATGAACGATTCGGTCTTGTTGTCCTGAAGCATTTTGACGTCGATTGAATCAATCATATTCAGGAAATTTTCACTAAATAAATACGTCGAACGTGAGCAATAATTCCAGACGGAAATTTCACCGCGTTTTTCAAGGTATTTCAAAACGAAGTCCTTGATTTGTTCAACCGATGACAAGCGAACCTTGTTTTCATTCACGACCACAAAGGTCGGTGACAACGCTCGTTCTGGATAGTATTTGCCGAATCCATGCTTCGATAAAAAAGCGCTGTAATTATTCGGTTCGATTGAAATCTTTTCACCAGTCTTCAGTTGTGTGATTGTCCAAAAAACGTCTTGATTGTTTTCAACGTCACTTTTGATTTCCTCGATTTGTTCTTCATCCAGTCCAAGTGCTTCGGTGATGTCCTTGGTTGCGATTCCTTGACGGATTTTTATCTTTGCCTTGGTAAGCTTTTCGTTGTCTTCGAAATACTTGACTTTGAATTCCGCGGTTCGATACGCGCTTTTAATCGTGTTCGCAAGTTCCGCTTTCGTGAAGTCGCTTGACACGAATTGTTCAAGGTGGTATTCGGCAACGTCGCGCGCGATTCCGTATTCACAAAGACAAGCGGAAAGCTTGAAAATATAGTTGTTCCGATTCCCTGAATTGAATTCACCACCGAAATCGAACTTCATGATTCGTTCAATTATTTTTGATTCGTCCACCAATCGACACACTGGTGGACGTTCAAGGAAAATGTGTCCACGTTCTTCGTCAATGGTTGTGAATTCATCACAAAATTCGTTCATGTAAGCGTATGGATCGTATGATTCGAAACACACTCTTGAAACGTTTTGACTGGATGTGTCGAAATAATCGGAATTGAATTCAGCTTCAAGCGCTTGGAACCGTCGCTTGTGTTCTTCTTTTGTTGACTTCGGAATCTTTACAACAACCTTCAGTCCTTTATTCGAAGGCGAAGTGAATACCATAAACACAAACGGAAGTGATTTGAAGCGTTTTTTGTCCGCGTTCATTGTTGCTTCGTCTGGATAGTCGTCGAAATCAAGAATACAAAGACCTGAATGTTCAACAAGTCCGTTGTCGGTTCGTTGGTTGAATGTTCCATTGAACATGATTGCAAGCAATGAATTCTTCAATGAGCGATAAGCTTCGGTTGATTCGTCCATTTCACGAAGTCGGTTGATTTTCGAAACAAGTTCAGGATAGCCGTTCTTTATTCGATTGTAAACTTCGACCACGTTCATGGTGAACGGTGTTTCTTTTGCATTAAACAACGACCTGAAGACCGAAATGTTTGGAATCATATTAATATCAATAAAAAAAGAACCGACCTTTCAACAATGGCGCGTGTTTACTCGGTCGATTCTTCTCAATAAGTTCTTAATTGTTTGCGCCATGTCACAAAGCTAAATAAAATTTCCATAAATAAACACATCGCGACAAAAATAATTTTTGTAACGCGTTTTGTAACGGCTACAAATCAACGTGGTATTGACTTTGACACAAAGCGCGACAAAATTACAAAAGTTTTTACCCCCCCCCCTAAAAAATACCGCTTTTTTTTCAGGGACGGTATATAAGGGAATTGTAACTTTGTCGCGCTGTAACGCAAAAAAGCGCCAGTTTCCCAGCGCTTCTCAACCAATTAAACAAAACTTACTATGAAGGTGCGAATATAAGTGAAATATCGGTCTTTGTCAATGGTCGGTTTAATTCTTGAAGCGTTTTCTTCGTGAATCGACCGCGAATGGTCACCGAATCTTCAGTCACCGTGCAATTAAAGTACTTGGTCTTCGGAAGTCGACCTTCGTCACCGACCAGTTCAGGCAAAGGATGAATCGCGCGAATGTATTCTTGATCCTTTGTGAACGTCCATCGCTCATGTTGTTTTATTCCATAAATCACACTTGTGTGGTTGCGTCCAAAAAGTTCTCCTATTTCCGCAAGCGATAAAGGTGTTGTTTGATGTAACATGTTCATTAAGTAAAAACGCTTGTAAACGTCTTCGCGAATGCGACTTGGTTTGTTCAGTTTAAATTCTTCGATTAATTCTAAAATTGTATTCATTTTATTAAGTTTTTTAAGATTTTGTAAAGGACATTGACAACGATTGAATTCCCAGCTTGCTTGTAAGCTTGTGAATCCGACACCGTCCAAGTGAATGTGTCAGGAAAGTCCATTAATCGAAAACATTCGCGTGGTGTTAATTTGCGGATTTTGAAATTATCTTGAATTATTAGTGCATTGTTTTCAGTCATTATTGTAGGCGAATTTCCGTCTTTTAGCCAACGAAATCCTTCGTCACTTCGAAAATCGCCAACTAAAACGCCTTGTTGACATCCAGTGTCAAGTGTTTGTGAAACTTGATGACCAACGCGACCGCGCCTTGTTTCCGAACCCGGATGTGCCAATGAAATCGAATCGCCTTCGGTTGCTTCTTCGTAACCTTTTACGGTTGATGATTGAATTAAAATTTGTTTTGGTTGTTTGTAATCGCTTGCGGTTAAACATGAAATCGCTTCGCCGTTTTCACTTTGAACAATACCCTTTTGACCATTATTTGTGTTGGCAACCTCGTAATTTCCTTTTGTTTCAAATGTCAATGATTTAAGGATCTTTTCACTCAAAAAATACTTTTCATCAACCGAATTTTCAAGAACGTCTTGCAACCGCTTGTTCAAATGTTCTTCGACCGGGAATCGAAAATGATTGTCTTGGTCGTCACGAATTCCAACCAAGA